TCATAGGCTTATGCGGATAACTTGCCAAGCTGTCTTTATTAAACACTTCTTCGGGTGAGCGATAGACGTTAATAATGTCCATGCTAGGCAATCCAAGCTCAACCCCTAAATACTGCTGTATTCCTGTTCTCGCACACCTAACGTCACCTACCAAGTAACCGTTCTCAGTCTCTCTAGGCTCAGTCAGTGTGGCGCGGTCTGTAAATTTCATGTCATGCCCTTTTTATGGACGTAAAAAAACCACTCGTTTGAGTGGCTGTGTTTGTTTAATAGAATCAGAATACAGGCGGCTCTAAAGGTTGGTTAGACTGGGGTTTATTTTCTTTTTCCAGCTCAGACAACTGCCTACGCAACTTATCTGGCCATAAAGCACCTCTATCGTTAGCATAATCATCAATATGCTTGATTATCATTACAGCCTTTGGGTCGCTCGCTAACCATCTGTCTAACTCTTGGCAAGCAAGTTGATACCGCCGCATTTTAATAAACTCTTCTTTTGCAAATAATCTTTGAAAGAAGTTCATAACAATTCCTTAATATAGTTTCGACCCACGCCCACCAACTATCCACTTAGCAGAACATCGGCATCTTATCGGCTGTCTAGGGAATAATCCGTGGTCACCGTGGTTAGCGTTTCGCGTATCTTGGCGTTTGCCATCTAAATATTGGTGATAACTACGAACCCTGTCATCATGCCTTGACTGCCATATATATATGTTGAGGTTGGCTTGCTTGGCACGGTCAGCGATAATATCCGCCGCGAGCTTCTCCATCTGGTCACTTGCGATAAGGTCAGCACGTTTGGCTTGTTTGCCCAATATCCTGCTCAGCTCGTCTTTAAGCTGTGCCTTGCTTAACCCTTTGATTTGAGCATCAATAACGGCTTGCGTTATCTTCTCGACCGTTTCATCGGTCAATGAGGTAATCAGTGCGGTATTGCGCTCGACTATCTTACGAATAAGCAGGCTGTTATCCTCAGGACGCACAAACGCGCTTATGTCTGTATTAGCTTTAGCCTTAACCCCTGCCACAAACTTACTATCTAAGCTGCGAGCCTCACTATTAATCAAGATACCTGCACTTAATGACACTCTTAGGGCTGCTACTCGCATCTTATCTCTAAGTGACGCTACAAGGTCGGCGGCAGTCGTAAAGAACCCATCAGTTATCATTGCACCATCGCTGATAGATAGCGCGTAGGTAGGCAATACATCGTCAATAACAGCTTGTTTTGCATCACGTATGATTGAGCGCATTAACCTGCGATATTCACGCTCAGATGATAAACGCTCGACAATTTGAGGCAGCTCAATATCTTTGTCGCTATTGACTAGCTCAGATAGTTTGTAGTCCATGATTGAGCCTTTTAAATTGGCATTAAAAAACCCCACGGTTAGGTGGGGTTTTGTTTTATTTATATTGGCGTTATCTACCGAGTCACTACATCAAAATTTGATTCGTTATTAAATATTCTCAACCCAACCTGTCTTGGTCGTGTGACATTTATTTTATAGGTAGCCGCATCAATTTCTTGTAAGTTGATAATGGAGACTCTTTTCGGTTTCCAGTGCTGTGTTTTTATTCTCTCCCTAACATGCCACAAGTCAATAGCAGGCTCATCGGTAACAACAAACAACTCAACAACATTAGGTATATCGCCGTTACTAGGGTCAATCCAAGCGCTGACAAAATAATATTTTAAATCGCTCATATCATTAACACCTATTCAGATAATACACCCTAAAGGTGTGGCAATCGGGGGTGTAATCCGACTTTCGGCTGTATTTGTATTGCTCCGACTTTTTGATTAAAGCATCAAATAGACTTTTATCAATACTATCTCTCCACTTTAATGCCACACGCTTTATGTTTGCATGTTTAGCCGACCTATAGGCTTTAGATGCGCTATCTAAATCGCCATAGTAACCAAGATGCTTTTGTTTTCCGTCGATAGTAATGTAAGCCTGATATCGCTCTTTGGACTTACTATAACCAACGCCTATAGGATACACCCCTCTTGAGGCTCGGCTATCTACTAGCAAAGAGTTGATTTGTATTGGCGCTAAAACACAGTTTTCGGGGGAATAAATTTTATTACCATCACAGAGTATATCTTTATCTAAATGATAATTACAATTGTGATGCTTTTGTAAAACTAGCCATTCAGCGAAATTTTGAAAGTTATGCCATTCCTCACAGACGGAACACCCTCTGTATGTTGGATTTTTTTGAATAAATTTTTCGCTATAGCATCTTTTTAACATATCCTTCCAAACTGAATACTCTTTAGTATCCAATCCATTATTGGATGGTTTAAAGTCACCAATCCCAACATAACCAACTCCGTGTACAGTTGGTTTTAATTCTCTTTTAGTCATAATATTACTCGCTTTTGTAATCGCTTATTAGGTAGGTGTGGCAAAGTGATAAGCGTTTCACTCTTTCAAGCGAGGTAATTAATCTCACCCTAGCCACGCTTAATTATACCACATCAGGCGTTATATCGCCCTCATTATCAAGGTTAAAATCATCATCAAGCTCATTGTTTGAGCACATGACCGCATCACCTAAGTTCGGCAGCACATCCATATTCACAAGCTGATTCGTTGCCGCTTCTCTTAACTCACCTGCTTCATATAGTCCGCTATCAACCAGTGTTCTAATCGTATTGGCTAGCTTTTCGCCTGTCTCTGCAATCTCTTTAGATGACGCTTGAGCAAGTGGTGTCCATAGATAACTAATGTCGTCTGGTCTTGCGCCTAGTGCTGACCTAATCAAACACTCATCAAGGATTTGCAAGGCTGGTTGAATCTCAAGCGTTTGCATGGTCTTAATGTCGTCATAGTAGTTATCAAGCTCACCACTGACACTGCTATTCAAGCCACGCGGTAATTGACCTAAGAATTTACTAGCTGGTATGCCTTGTGTCGCACCGACTAAAATTGCAAAACGCTCCATGATGTTATCAAGATTAGCAAATGACGCACTGTTACGCGTGAACGATTCCTCGCTATCAATCAGCAAATCACCATGTATGCCCTTTTGAGCTGCCGCCAATGATAGACGTTTAAGCAATTGCTGCTCGCTACGTGGGTCGCCTAATTTGCTCATCAAGTCAGGGATAGCCACCACGTTAATGTTAGCCTCAAAGATAAGGCTTGCCACGTTATCATCAGTCGCATTGCTATTTTTTAGTGCTGCATAAGACGCTTGAATAATGCTATCGCCCCAGCCTCGGCTTGAATCCATGACCGTCCACTCGTCAATGTGCACCTCACCTTTTAAAATAACCAGTCGGCTAGGGTGTATCTTAACCAGATTGTTATTAGTGATTAGCTCATAATATAAGGGCTTGCCGTAGTTATCGCCTAGTACATCGCTGTCAAGGTCTGCTGCTGCTAGCGCTGTCTTAGGCAGCACAGTTAGATACTTAATGCCGTCTTTGTCAATACGATTTGGATCAAGTGGTTTAGATAAATCCTTGTCACCCGTACCAATGAATAGGGCAGCACCGCCTAAGACACGTGCCAAAATAAGACATTTTAACAACTTGCCTTGCAACCCTAAGCGCATCTCAGTTTTTTCAAGTGTTTGCGTCTGCTCAGCCGTACCTTGCCAAATACGCCAGTTTCTCAGCGCGTCCTTAGCTGGTGTGTTGACCAATCTCTTAGCCATCCACCCAGTACGATAAGCATTTTGTATCTGCTGGTCGCTCAGTACCTGACCGCTATACTGTACCGCTGCGAGCTTATCTCTGTTTGGGTCGCCCATGCTTGTAATAAGCGAGGTCAGACTGTCGTTTATCACTTGTGACATGAGTTATCCTGTTATATGTTGTCGTAGCTGAATGCTTGCCTACCGATATTAATTAAATCAATGAGCGGGTCGATTTGGTCATCATGGTCATGTGACATATCAGCACTAAATGCCTCAGCCTCGTCTATAAAATCACCAACCCAGTTAGCATTAAGCGGCAAATAAACAATGCCGTCCTCAATGTAGGGGTGTGCGTCCATAAACCGTGTGAGCTTATCTGTATTGCGCTGCACAGCTTTGATTGATATGCGGCTAGTGGTCTTTAGGGTTTGTATTAACCCTGTGCCACTTGCTTTGTCCTCAATCGCCACATAGCGCAGATTAGGCGTGTTTGTGTCATCGTTATGCTTTTTGATAAATGCGCTTGCCTTAACCATTAATTCAGGCGCTTCCCACTTACCACGCAATACATCGATTATAACGAGATTGCCGCTATAGTCCTCACCTGCTGCCATAAAGACACTGTAGTCATTAACCTCTTTTGTCTTTTGCGCGGTATCAGCAAAAATTGCTAACCATTTGAGCTTAGGTTGCACCGTGTAGCGACCAAAGTACAAGGCTTTGATTAATCCACCGCCAAGCTTAGTAGGCGTTTGCATGTATTGGCTGTGGAATGTGTAGCGACTGACTTTTTGACCGTCTTTATCACTACCGCCCTGCTCTAACTCTAGCAGCGATAACAGCGACTCTTTAGCAGCCCAGTAGCTTTGTCTGCCCTTGTCGTCACGCTCAACGTCCGTAGGCACTAACTTTGCAATGCTAGGCGGTAACGTCTTGATAAACGCATCATCAATCAATGCCGGTATGTTGACGTGCCGCCATTTACCGCCCATGTTGCCATCTAAGATGAATTGGGTTGGGTCTTGGCTGTGCAATCGCTGCATAATCAAGATAATGGGCGTGTCACTTTTTGCTTTACGACTTTTTACTGTATTAAGCAGCTTTCTGTTAGCGGCTGTGCGCTTAGTATCACTAAACGCGTCCTCAGGTTTAAGCGGATCATCCAAAACTATGAGTCCGTTAAACTCTTTTGACATACGACCTGCACGACGACCAGTTACCTGACCACCCATTGAGGCAGCATAAATATGACCACCCTCAAAACCCTCGATATCTGTTTTCCACGAGCCTTTTGCGTCTGTGTCACTAGAGATAGCAACATTCCACAACTCTTGAAAGTATTTAGACTTAACAATGGTGCGAGCTGTTGCTGATACATCCGTCACTAGACTGTCACTGAATGATAGATATAAAAACCGTGAGCGTGGATTTAATGCTAATCCTCTAGGGATAATATTCATCGCCATTTCGGTTTTAGAACCACCAGGGGGCAAGTTAAAGATGATGTTCTCAGTCTCTAACCCGTCCTGCGCTCTCTGTATTAATCGGTCAATCTCATAAGCAATTAGATGATGGTGCCAGTTGGTTAAAAACTTATCGCCCATGCGTTGCTTGAAAAAGTATCTGACAAAGAATAGGTGCTCAGTCTCGCATCGGCTTTTTATAATTGATTTTTTATTAACATCAGTACTCATCATCCAAGTCCTTGCTGATTGCTTTTGCAATCTCAGGCGTTAAAGCTGGTACTGGTGTCATTGAGCCGTCGCTTGATGTGTTGTCTACCTTTTGCTTATTAGTAAACACTTCGCCCATCTCTTTAGCCGCCTGTTCTGCTAATGCCGCTACCAACGGTCTGTTTTTAGACTTGAGCGCATCAATAGCCATATCGTTAAGCAAAGACAATCGGTAAGCTTTATTGGCAATAGGAATAGCTTGTAAGTCCTCTTGAAATGCCTTACGACACTCATTGAACAACTCTACCCACTCTTGCCCTAAGTCTTTACCGGCTGGTTTTGTTGGGTCATGTTTTGCCACTGTTTGACGTACCACTGTTTCGCCAAATTCATCGGCTACAGCATCCGCTACTTGTGTGGGGGTCATGTATGTAGCAAGCCCTTGTACAATAAAGGACTTAACCTCATTGCTAAGGGTCGCCATATTTACTCTCTCGTAACCAAATGGTTAGTTATCAATCTTTAATTCAGGCTCTTGATTCTGCAAGTCCATCATCTTAATCACAGCCTCATCACCACCGTATCGTCTCACCACTCCGTTAAATTCCTCAACGTCGTGTGATACTAAATCTAGTCTTGGCTTACCGTCTGATCTAAATGCTGGCTCACCGTAGTTATCCAGCTTATGAATGATGTGATATAGCTCATGTTCGACCAATGCGGCAAAGTCATGATAGCTGCACTCTCTGCAATACTGAGCGTCTAATGTGATAAGCATGTCGGGCACTTCACCGAGCATATCCTCAAACCACATGATCTGACGTTCACGTTTCCAGCCACCTGCCATAAACATGGGCTTTTCGCATTGACCTATAACACGTTTACCTGATTTATCGAATCCACTATGCGCCCACATGAAAGCAAGCTCATTAACTTGATAATCAAATACGTGCTCATGGTCAGGATTAAACCAAGCATGGTCACGGTTAAATATCGTAGCGTGTAGCCATTCGTATATTTCGGGAGCTGCTACAAATAACGGCATACTCTCAGGAGGCATTGGACGTTTTATCATGCTTGTCACGCCTCCAGCGTCCATGTATAAAAAAGCCCACAATTAAGTGGGCAAGGTGTTTAAATCATCATACTTATCACACGCATCATCGTATAAATACGCGTTGTCCATATCATCACTTACATCACACTCGCTATCGAGTATCTGCCGTAATGACTGGCTGTAATCTACATCACACACGTTTAGCGCCTTGTATCTTAGCGACCAGCTTAGCAGCATCGGTACTACCGTTATTTGCGCGTGTCTTTAATATATCGAGATAAGATCGCTTAGTGACTGGATTATCTGTCTTATGGTATTCGTTAAAAACCCACTCATGCGACTTAGCGTAGTTACTCATACATCACCCATTGCCCTTAGGTGGGTTCTTGCCATCACCATTGGGCAATATAGCAATAATCCCGCCACGCATCATGGCAGACCAAGCTAGTGCTTTTGCTCTCTGTTCTTTGATTATGTGACCCATGTGCAATCCCTTGCTAATTGATGGACGTAAAAAAAACCCCATCACGTTAATGATAGGGCTTGAATAAAATAGGCGTGATGATTACTAAAAGTTTTTCACTAACCAACAAATAAATTGCAGCCAGATTATTTCCTAATTTCATCTTTAGCTTATTAGGCTAGCCATTCACGTATGGCTCATAGAATAGCCGTAAAATTGCGATTCTTTGATAGGCGTTACGGCTTATATTAGATGGCTGCTCGTACAAGTAATTGCAGCTTAATACAGATACTAACATACTATTTAAAACACAGTCAAGCTATATCTACTGCTAACGCTCCACTTATAAATCCCATGCCTTCAGTTAATAACGGCTTGGCATGGTATGAGCTTAGTTTCTTCTTGCTCTCATTGCCATATTCCAAGATGGTCAGATAATCCACGGCTATATCAAGCACTGTCCAGTTGTAGATAAAGTAATATCTCACTACATGATACAAGACAAGGTGACGCTCTCTAAGTAGCTTCATAGCTCGGTCAACTGCTAATGCCTCGTCATCGGTGATATGAGCCACCACGCGCTTGCTAGGCGCTTTAACGCTGTCTTTACACTGCTTAGGCGCTGACTTCATAAGCATCAGTGACGGGCTTTTGCAATCAAGACTTACGTTATCGTCATTTACCCATGCGCCATACGCAAACAATAAATCTGTTATTGATAAATCGCTCATTCCCCACCCCTAATCCAATGATAGTCGTCCGGCTGTGGCAGCCATAATCCCTGCGCGTTATAAAAGTGATATATCTCGTGTAGATACTCACCCATCTGCTTTGTGCTTGCTTTGGTGGTGCTAAATAACCTTGCGACGCCTTGCGCCAATTTCTCGTAATCCTGCTGGCTTAAATGTTTTTTAGCCTCGTTCAGTGCGATAACCGTTTCTGCTGTCTCTAAGTCGTCGCGCTGATAAATCCTAACCAAGTGAGCGCGTTTCAGTATCGTGTGCTGCTGCTCTTTGGTGTTGCCATCCTTACCTGCAATGATTGTTACCCATTTCCAATACAAGGCGTTTTGAGCCACTGACCGCGCTCTATCCTTACTAATCACCTCAACCGTTACAATCGTTTCGACTTCTTGGTTATCTTTGTGCGCCTGATACATCGACATAACGTAGGCGCATAGGTTGGTAAAAATATCTAAGCTGATAACTCTAAAAACTTTCCGGATAGTTTTGAATGGCTGCATCCTCTAACCTCTTTAACGTCTCGTTTGTGCTGGCTAATCTCTCGTTAAACCAATCCAACTGCTGCTGTCTTGTCTGCTGTAGTAAATTCTGATCTAAATTTTGATGACAATTGGCACACAGCGGAATCGTGTACCTGTCGTCCGCTTTAATACCGCGACCTTTGCCATGACACATGAAATTGCTGTGTGCGGCTTGACTTGGTGCGTCAGCTCCGCAAGCACAGCAAATCATCTTCCTAATTTTCTTTAGTAGTCCACTGTCACGGTTATTCACTTTCTAGCCTTGCAATTTCAGCCTCAATGCTTCGCTTAGCCATTGCCCAAAAATCCTCAGCGATATAAAGCATGGCTTGCTTGATATTGCCCTCACGATGCACCGCTATTTGCTCAATTAGGCGCATAGGCGTTATCAGCACAACTTCTTCGTTTTCCCACGCCCATTCCGCATACTTAACCGCTTTTTTTAAGTCCTCGATATCGTCATGCTTCTTGCCACAGCGATATAAATATTTGAAGCATGAGCCACCACAAAAACTCATGTGCTTAGTCACTTCGATGCACTCAACCCCGCTTGCATCCTTGTAATGCGGCGGATGGTTTACCATGTCTGCCACTTCATCATCTTTTTTGATTTTTGGTCTGTAATTCCGCAGTAAATCGCTCGCTAACACTGTGCAAAGACCTTCGTTTTTTGATTCAGCTCTAAGTACAATTCCATCAACAACAAGTATTTTTAAAATATCGCCATCTCTATCATCAATCCACTCACTACCAACCGTAATATCACTCATCACCCTTGCTCCTAATCGCTCGCTCAATCAGCTTGTTTTCTTTCTCGCTAGCACTTGCATCACTTGCAACTTGAAACGGCTGTACGAACCATTCAGTGCCGTTTAAAACCACCTTTCCCGACAGTTTCCCGTCCTTGCAGCTCATCATTGTTATTTTTGGCTCAATCATCACTTAATCCCTTTGATAAAATTCATGAGGCTATTCCAAACCGTGTCATCTACAATCTCGTAAAGCTCGATAGTCGCTTGACCGCCCTTAGTCACTTCGCCTCGCTTGATAAACAATTCATCAATCTGCTTATCGTCTTTGTAGACCATTGAGTGTGTGAGCGCATCACCAATGCCCTTCATGAAATTATCAACATCGTAACTTCGCTTAGTCGCTCCATGCAGCGTGACTACCGCCCTAATACGTCCGCTATATGTCCTAATCGAGCCGTGACGCTGTGCAATATCCGCTACCTGTGCAACTACGTCATTTCTAAACTTATCGGCTCTGTCGGACAATCTAACGTGAACGTACTGTTTGCCCTTTGCTCTGCCGACTGACTTTGCCCAGTAATGATTCACACTCGGCGGCATTGGCAGGTCAGCTTTAAAGAATGGCTTGGTCATTTAGCGGCCTCACGTTCAATAGCGCTGTTCTGCCAGTATTCATAAACCCCGTTAGGCACACCAAAGCGCATGGCAATTCGCGGTACCCTTACACCAGAAAACGCAGTATTGCCGCATCCGTACATCGCATTTTCACTGTATAGCGCACCCTCACCAGTCTTTAGCTCGGCAGTCGGTACGTCATGCCACCACACTTCACCGTTATTGTCTGCGCTTGCGCTTTTAACCCAGTTCGGCGCATTGATAAAAATACTTTGCTCTAATTCAAACTCCATCACCCTACCCCTTAATAATCTGATTAAACGTGGCTCTGCTCATAGTCTCTTTCTTACCATCCGTGTAAGTGATAACCACCGTGTTTGTCTTGATCCACTCCATGCGCTGTACTGTTTTATTGTTTGCTATGTTTTTCATCTCTAAGCCCTCACGACGGCGTAGCTGTTAATCAAATCAATCTGAGCGTCCGGATGTTCTTCTCGTATCTCATCAACAAACTTGTTACCAAACCCAAATATCACTTTTGACAAATCCCCTTGACTGCCCTTGTCCTTGAAAACCATGCTTTGCAATCCGCGCTTGTGTCCGTCCGTGTCGAATATGTGCAAGGTCACTTGAAACTTGCGGTTTTTCTTCATAATCCGGTGACGCTTTGATCTAATCCATTGACCGGTAAAATCTGCTCTATCCGCTGCTTTTTTATAATCGTCATCATGCAAAAATATTTTGAAGTAACCGTCGAATACTGGTTTAAACGCTTTTGGCTTACTCATGATTGCTCTCCAAATCTCAGCTCATGCAACATGGTTTTGTCAGCTTGACGAACACACGCTTTAAAATCAGCCTCCGATATTCGTTTTTTTAACTCATCTACGATGTAACCCTGCCTATTTTTATTATTTGAAACTACGTGCGGATAATCTTTTTTCATCTGCTTTCGCTTCAGGACTAGCTCTTGATATGCAGCATTTGCTATAACGTATTCATCTGATTTCTTATTCAGAGTTGATAGCTTTGTCGCCGCAGCTTTCATAGCCATGCCGCAGTTTTTAAATTCTTCCCGTATTTCCTCAAACTCGCTGATCGTCTCAGGCTTTTTCATCATGTTTGCAGCCGTGCGGTTGATTGGTCGGCTTCTCGCTAATTGCTCATAATCCATAGTTGCGTATTTCATACCGCCATTCTCCGTAGTTCTGCTAATTCAATATTCATGCTCAAATCTCCAAAACTTTAGCAACCGACTGACGATGACTGCCCCAATCACAGCGAATGATGATGATGTTTTCTTGTAGTCTGTCCCACGCTCTATCGCCTAAATGCGCTGCAACACCGTCTTTGTCTAAGTTGGTTGTAATGACCGTCGGCAATTTCTGATAACGCTTGTCGAAAATATCTGCAATGCGTCCACGGTCTTTAGCGTTTGCATCAACACTGCTTGCCGCGTCGCTGTCACCTAAGTCATCAATGACCAATAACGGGAATCTTGAGAAATACTCGATAAGCTCATACTCGCTCTCGTTGTAATTACCCCATGTCGCTTTTGCCATTTCTGTGATATCGCGTGACTTGATTAATTTTGCACAGTGGTTATTGGCTTTGTACGCATCAACATCATTTTTCATATCGATTAATACTGCTTTGCGATATACCGCTTTAACCAATGCAGTTGCTAACATTGTCTTGCCTGAGCCTGTGCCACCGATCAGCAAGATATTTGGTAGCTTGCCGTTTGCTAATTGGCTGCCTGATAAAACGATTTTTTCCGCTAGGTTTTCTAAAACTGAGATAATATTTTTCTGTCTGTCCATCTGAGCGTTATCAAACTGCCAGTCTGTAAAATCCTTTGCTGTAGGGCTAACACCGTTCTCACTCATGATGCGTTTGTACACTTGACCTAATTGCTGCTTGTTTTCGCGTGTTCTTTGCGCTCTAGCCTCTGCCTCGCATTGTTTACAAGTAGGCTTGCTGTTACCTACGCGCCAATGGTCTGTTTCACCGTGAATGCTGCAATCTGCTACCAAGTGGTGAACCGTCAATCTCTGTAAAATATTTGCTAATTCCATTACCAGCTCCCCATCATTTCTTCTAGCGTGGTGTTTGATTCCACGATGTTTGATTTATTTGCACCTGCCCAATGTTGATTAACTGCTAATTTGTCTGTGGCGCGGTCAATCTTGGTTGCTGTTGCTGCTTGGCGATATTTACTGATTGCTTGCTCACATCGTTTGTCACTGTCGATAGCGTTTTTAATTAATACCTGTTTGTTTTGTTGATGCCACTGGCTGTTGATGACTGCCAGCATTGCTGTTTTTATCTCATATTCGCTAAAAGTTTTTAAACGTGTCTTGATCGTATTTACCCAAACTTTGTGTTTGATGTTTGCTGATTCGCCTTTGCCGTGATTGTCATTCCAAAAATCAATCAATGAGTTTGCCGACTGATTAATTTGTTTTTTAGCTAACTCGGATTCTGTTTTTTTACAAACACCATAATTTTTTAAAATTGGATAACCTCTTACATATATAAAAGGTATCGGGTAATGGTCTCGGGTATCGTGTGTGTGAGAATTTCTCACAAGTTGATATGAGTTTTTCTCACAAGTTTGTGAAAAATTCTCACAAGTTGGTGTTTTTACCTTATGAGAATTTCTCACAAGTTCGGACAGTGCTAACACCTCGCATTTATCCATTTTGATAGTGATTGTGTTCGTCTTTCTGTCCTGACCTAATACGAAAATTAAGCCCTTTTTCTTCAATGATCGGATAGCGTCAATCACACCTCTGTTGCTCATTCCTAATTCGTCAACAAATTGAGATATAGCGATTCTGTCAGTCAGCTTGTTCCAGTCGATAGTTTTGTCGTATATCGTATCTAAGACCATGTACTCGCTGTGAGATAGGCGCTGTTTATGCTTTAGTGCTTTCCACCATTTCGGCTTGGCTGTAAACCTTTCCATTTGATAAACCTCTTTCTTTAGCGTGTTCATTACGCAGCCCCCTCACTAGCCAAACGCTCAACTACCCATGCCTCACCTTTGAGGCTGAATAACGGCTGTGAATAGCCCATATCCGTTTGTTTCATCTCGCCAAGCTCTTTATCGATAAACCATTGCTTGAACGCTCTACCGCGCTTTAGGGCTTTGTTATAAACGCCAATTTCATCAAGTACGCGATTCAACATCACAGCAGATAGACCAATCTTTTGACCAACTTGTGTTGCTGTGAGTAGTGTGTGGCGGTCAACAATCTTGTCGTAATGTGCTACTTTTGGTGCGTCTTGCTCAATCTGTAACGCTTGGTTGGCTGCAAGCTGTAAAGCCTCTGCGAATGATTGCGGTATTTGTATTGCTGGTACTGTTAGCTGTTGTGCTTTGCGTTCGCACTCAATAAAGTATTGACGCGCTTGCTTGCCTTTATCTGAACGCTGGATCATTGATATTTCTTTTGCCATATCAACACTAAGAAAATAGTCCTGAAGGGATTGTCTAGCTAGGGTGTTAAAAACTTCACACCCTAAATAATCAATATTCTCAACAAAGCCATACTGCAATTGACGTTCAAACCAATTGTTAAAACGCTCACTCGGCTGAAGGAAGTTATATAAGTCACGAGCTGATACGGCTTGCTGCAAATCGTTATTTTCTTGAATAGTTGGTAATTGCATGGCATAATCTCCGTTGTTGCTACTTGAGTTGCTAATATTCATGTCGTAATACTCCAGTTAAGTTGTAAGCCCTAATGATTCCAGTCGTTAGGGTTTTTTATTGCTTGTTCAAAACGTATCGAACGATTTTCTTGCCTTTTCTTTCAGCAGTGGTCGAATAACCCAATGCTCTGATTTTTGCTAAGATTTGCTGCAAATATTTATATGACATTTTGAAATCTGCCACTTCGTAAAACCCTTGCTCTTTCATCGTGTCAAAAACATCTTGACCAACTGTTGATAAGCCGGATTCCGCTTTCTTTCTATTCTCTCTACGCCATACCGTTAGCTGCTTGGCTATCTCTTTTGCGTCCATTGCATCTTGCTTGGCTAGATTTCTAAGGGCTTGTCTGTGCTCACGTTGAGCCTGTGCGATTGCTTTCTTGCGGTCTGCTACGCTCATTGGGCGTAAAAATAACTCTCTAGTGTCTGCTACGCTCTGAATGATTCCCCCGTTTGGTTTGTTCTCAGCGCGTTTTTGCGGAAAGCGTTTAAGCCATGCTTCCTGCGCTTCCATCGATACGCCTTTGTTTGTGTTCGGATAGCGGTTTAATGGTGGGAAATATTGTTCTGTTAGTGACATCTCTAATCCTTAGATAAAATTAAAAAACATATAAGCGGCGATCAGCACTACCGTCATTTGAGTAATAAACCGCATCACACCGCGCCAAAACGCTTCGTTTACACGCTTCTTACGCTCGCTTTCTTCAAAGTTAGTAACAATATTTCGGCTTGCTACATATTCTTGCTTTGCTTGTGCGCTACTACTTGCCAAGCCTTGCATCGCGTCATATTCACTTCTCATTGTTGTCGTCCTTGATTTCGTTTCGCTTTAACTCGATAAGTTCGAGTATGTTTATCGGTCGCCCTTTATTCATCATCTGCGCGTGTTCGTCTGCTTCATCGTTCACGCGTTCGTCGTAGTTGCTCATTGTCTTAACCCCAGCTCTGGCTGCATTTGATTTGATATTTCATCAATCTTGCCGTGGTTTAACTTCTTGGTTTCTTTACGCTTAGCTAAACCTCTGCCATGAAAAGAACCCTCTGCATAATCGACCATTTCTTTTCTTTGCCAATATTCAAGCTTCTTGGTTAATGACCGGTTTTGCTTTTCTAAATAAATCCAGCGGTCAACAATATCGGCGGTAAATTCGGGTGATAACTGAGCGACTACAATCAGGCTGTCTCGTTTGGCTTGGTCGCCTGAGAAAATATAAATTGTGGTGTGCTGAGTCTTGCCAATACTGTCTTTGAATGACGCTTCCCCCATTGGGGGTAATGCGATAATTGCGTTTCTGTTTTTTCTATTGGTCGCTAAGCGTTCAATACTTTGCTTAACTTTGTCGTGACGACTGCCAACCAGTTCCGCAATATCAAGACTGGTCATCTTGGCTGTGTTGCTACTAAATAATTCGCTTAGTATTAATTCCATTATTCTTCATCCTCAAAATCGTTCGTTTCGTTCGCATCGTTCGCTAGATTGCCAAGTGCTCGTAACGTAGCCTGAGCTTGTAGGCGGCGACGGTTGATTTCATCATCAATCAAGCGTCTAACCCACTGACTAGGCGTTGCATCTTCATCGAACGCAAAGTTTTTAACCGCATTTGCGCTATCGCGGGTTAAGTGGGTTGGTATGCAGTCAGTGAGTTTTGATTTACTAGCCATGTTCTAAGTCCTCTAGGGGTTGTGGGTCATCAGTAAGGAATATGTCGCGATGATCTAGCTTTACTTGAGCTGGAATACCGCGAGATAGCCAGTTGAATACGCATTGATAGCTAAGACCGAGGTAGCTAGAAACAACATTTACCCCTCCTAGCTTCATTATTAGCTCTTTGTCGCTCATGGTTATTTCCTTTCATCGTTTTGTTTAGTAGATATTAAACAAAATGTTTAAAGAGGTCAAGTCTTTGTTTAACAAAAACGTTTAAATAATTGTTTTAATGTCATAAACTTAAACAAGGTGTTTAGATATGAATGACACGCATCCAACTATGGCAAGGGTATTTGAGCAGACAGGACTAGAGCCTTCTGCGCTTGCATCTAAAATAAACGCATCGCCACAAAACATAACCAACTGGTCTAAGCGCGGCATATCTAAGAATGGCGCGATGGATGTATCGCGTGTTTTTGGTTTAAGTTTGGATTGGGTTCTGACGGGTGAGGGTGAAATTAAAAAACCAACTCACAGCGATTTAATGCAGCAGATAAGAGATATAGAGAATGGAACAAAGAATAATGGCAACCCTACGCCACAAGGAACAACAAGCGCACGAATGGCTAGTAACTCAGGCATGGTTCCTGTTTTGAGCTGGGTAGCGGCTGGCAGTTGGTCTAACACTGAGCCGGTAACTATGGACGATGTGATAGGTGAAGCGCCTAGACCACCTAATCTATCTAAGCTAGGCTTTGCTTTAAGGGTTCAAGGTCGCAGCATGATGCCCGAGTTTAAGCCGGATGATATTATCTATGTTGAGCCACAAACTGGGTTATTTGCGCTGAGAGATAGTGATCTTGTTGTTGTCCAATGCAACGACGATACAGATGCAACTTTTAAGCAGTTGGTTATAGGTGAAACTTTTGATGATATGTACTTAAAGCCGCTTAACCCTGATTGGCATGAACAGAAAATGCTACCTATGGGTGACTGTAACTTGGTAGGTAAAGTGGTGGGTAAATATGCCGAATACTAATGAATGGTCTTACTTGTGGGTGTGTCACTTGATAGCACACTCAAAGCTGGTAATTGATTTGCCGTTTGGTTGGTGCGTCTATAGAGAAGCCATAGACTGGGATTAAGATAAACTATTATTAAACAAGCCGTCCTTTATAGGGCGGTTTTTTTGCGCCCTGAAAAATCATTATGTTTAAAATTTTAACATTTTGTTTAATAAAGTGGTTGACACGTTAAACGTTTTGTTTAATAATACACATATCGCAACGAACAACGCAGACGATGCAGCGATAGCTATTTAACAACTCAATTTAAAAGCTAACTAATTATTGGCAGTTATCACTAGCTGCCAATGCTGAGTTAACTAAGGAGATAAGGGTATGAGTGAAGCGGAAATGAAAGTACTTAAGGCGTATAGAGATACATCAATTTATACGGTCAATGCACTAAAAGCAGAAATAGAAGATATGGAGCGAGCTATAGCCAGCAATAGGACTCAGCCTGCAATCAAAGGTCTTATCAAAGAAAGGCTGGAAACACTTCAAATCAATTTAGACGTTATCGAATTAGACCCTGAATAACAGCCACAAAAAAGCCCTGCGATTGGCGGACACCAGACAGGGCTTACTTACTAACAAGGAAATCATTATGACAAATTTTAAACTAGATAGCAATGCTGACCACGAGTTAAGCGAATCAGGTACAAGCGGTACGGTTTATATCGCAATGCCAAACGATGTATCAGTTGAGATTTACTTTGAGACTGATGCTAGACAGAACATCAACCTGCTAAGCGTAGGTGATTGCTACCAAGAGATTGAGGGTATCAGTGAAGATTATGACTACGTGATGCTTATCGAGCACGAGCAGCCGATTAAGACGGTTATTGACAAGTATCTAGCTGATAACCCTATCGAGTGCTACGAACCTCAAGAAGACTATTGGGATCAACGCACATACGGCTTTACTAACTCAGATTTCATTTACGGATAAGGAGCGCGACCATGTTACAGACAATACGAATTTACGGTAAAGGCGACCGCTACGACAGCATGAACGTCTGCAATGTAGTGATGACTTATGAGTTGGTCGAATACACATATAAAGAAAAGATGAACGGCGAAGAAGATTACGCGGTACTACATCGCGTACAGCTAGAGCCTACCGCTGACAGCACCATGCTGATTGATTGTCCGCTAGATGATAGCGAAGCACTCACCCATTTTGAGAACCTACTGAGCAGCAAACTAGGGCATGTGACGGTACATACGGGAGTAGCGGCATGAAGCAGCTATCGCAAGATGTTTTTAATGGCGCACCTGACTGGGTCCGTTCAGCAGGTATTGACCATGACGGTGAGGTCTACTGGTTAGATATACCATTGCCACTTCTTAGGTACTTACTTGCTAGGGGCTGGACTGTAAGCCTACACTCGAGAATAGAGAGTGCAGGGGTTGGTTTTGAGTACATAGAGGGCGAGATTAACGAGATAGGCAGAGAGGTGGCGAAATGAGCATAAAAATAATAGCACCCCTAGCAGCGTTAATCGTCGCTGCTAATGTTTGGGCAATGGCTCCGGCAATCGATAGCGAGTACGACAGTAAGCAAGCGTCTGTTATCAATCACAAGTACGACAATCTCGATAACCAAGCCGACCTTGACGACGATGTGACTTATCAAGCAATCGACGGTAAGGCTTACAAGATGGTTGACGGCTTAGCAAGCAACGAATGGGTGCCACTGACTGCTGACGGTTATGTTGATGACTACGACCAGTCAGCAAAGGCGAAAGAGATTAGAGCAGCGAATGAGAGCTTGAAACGGATTAAGGGGTAGGTTATGAAACAGTTTATTAGACGTAACGACTGGATGGATAGCAGTATGAGTATGGATGTTGGTTGGGGTAACGGCTATGTTGCTATACCAAAATCAAGCTCATGGCATGGCATGGAATACGATGATATTCCGGTGGATGTTCACGGCGGTTTAACTTACGCAGACCTTGCATCAAACGCTAGCTTTAAGCCTGACGACATTGATGATAGCGACTGGATAATCGGTTTTGATACCTGTCACTTCAATGATGACGAGTATAGCTGCGATAAAGAGTACGTCATCAATGAGACTAACGAGCTATTCAAGCAGATGGTCAAATTAGATGAACTAGGGTTCGCCAAGATGCAAAAAACCGTTTCATGCCCTCACTGCTCAAGCGTTTATGTGCTGCCAGACGTAGACAGTATGTTTGTCGAAACTAGCGAGCGTGAGTGTGACAACTGCCATAAAAAATACATGTATCAATGCAACGAATAAGGGGTAATTTATGAGCAAGATAACTAAGAAGCAATTGCAGCGTGATATATACAACCTAGCCACTGAATTAACAAATCTAAAAATAGAGCTGTCCGAAAATAACGTGATTGATATTAACTCAAAACCACAGCTCAAGCAGCTAGACCAAAGCGACGACATAGCAAAAGAGTTGGCAGAGGTTGATTTGAGTATTGAGCTGACTGGTAGTGAGCTTTGCAGGGCGATGTTGGAACGGGGCGACAATTACATTATGTGTGTTGTTGGCACGATAAAAGAAGTTGTGATTATCGACACTTTTCAAGACGGGTATTTTTACTCTAAAGGTGTTAGGTATTTAAACCCCAAGCCAATCAACAACCAAGGCGAACCATTGACCCAAGCGGAGGCAGGATTATGAGACACCAATGGGCACAGTTTGACCACCACGACACGAAGCAATGCTTACTGAGTGATGATGAAGCAGCGACATTAATCGAGGCATGGCAGCAATCAGGTAGCTTTGATGATGTGATTATCGAGGCTCAACAAACACAGAATACTAAATAAGGAATACGAACATGGCACTTAATATTGTTACATCAATGCAGCCGTTGAACATCGAGAATATTATCACGTTTATCTATGGCGACCCTGGTATCTGGAAAACATCGTTAGCGTTTACCGCTAAAAATCCTATCCTGTTTGACTTTGACAAGGGTGCTTATCGAGCGTCCAACCGTAAAGACACGGTACAGATCGGAAAGTGGCAAGAAGTGGCAACGTTCACAGCGCAAGACTTAGTAAATTACGACACTATCATTATCGACACAGCAGGTCGCGCACTAGACATGATAATTGACAGTCTAAAAACTGATAGCCGAAACACAACGCGAGGCGGTCAATTGTCAATGCAAGGTTACGGCAAACTAGGCAGTATCTTTACCGACTGGCTCAAGATGCTACGCGGTATGGGCAAAGACATTGTATTGCTAGCTCATGCGTCAGAGGATAAAGACGGTGACAACGTAATCAAGCGCCCTGATATGGTTGGTGGCAGTAAAAAAGAAGCATATAAGATAGCTGACATGATGGCTTATATGACCACGCAACAAAGCCAAAACGGTGATATTAAAGTACTCAACTTTATGCCTAGCTCTACTTATTTGGCTAAAGACAGTGGACGAATTGGTAATGTTCAAATCGTACCGATGGCGGAAGCACCTAATCAACTAGCTAACATCATCCAAGCTACTAAAGACCATATCAACAGCCTATCAGCAGAGGCAGCCAAGGCGCAAAAAGAGCTTGATGACTTGCGTAATGACTTGCTAGATGCGGAAACTGCAAGCGACCTTGACGAGCTAAAAGCTGACCTCAACAAGTCACACCCACTCTACAAGGAAATGGCGTTAAGCGTTATGAGCCGAAGCAAGTCACTAGGTTTTATCTATGACAAGCCGTCCGATAGCTTTATCGAGCCTGAGCCGGTGATTGAAGATGATGAATTTGAACCTGCTAATGAGCAGGAAGCAGAGGTGGCTAATGTCGAATAACCGCATATCAGTCACATGGCTTGATAGCTATCAGTATTTCTTAGATAGCGAAATGTCGGAAGATGAATTGTATGAGCGCTTTTATGGCGCTTTTACTCAAAACCCTGCTATGGCAGCAGGGACAGCTTGGCACAAAATACTAGAAACCTACCTAAGTCCAACGGCTGGAGTTTATCAGCAAGACGGGTTTGTGTTCGATCTGAAAGCCTTGTTTGATACCGACGAGGTGTTAGTAATCAATATAGGTGAATCAAACGAGCGTGAGAATAAGCACGTAGTACAGCTCATAGGTGGCGTGGACTTAGTGGGAATGATTGATGTTGAAACGCCACACGTTGTCATTGACCACAAGCTGACTGGTAGCTATAAGCCTGAGCGTTATTTTGATGCTTGGCAGTGGCGAACCTATCTAACTATGCGCAATAAGAGCAAGTTTACCTATCAGGTTTTTGAGTGTAAGCCAGTGCGTGAATATGGTCAGACGGTAGAAATCAAAGATTACCACTCGCTTGATATGTATGCGTATGAGGGTATGCAGGACGAGGTTAAGTCTATCTTGACCGACCTAAACAATCTAATCAACAAATGGCGCTCAGAGGGTAAGCCTTGCAAGCGTGACTACACTAAATAAATAAGAGAGAAATA